CCACGGTGGGGGAGCTCGACGCGGCGGTGGAGGAGATCGAGACCCTCCTCGACCGACCGGGTCTGATGACGCAGCACACTCTCCGCCTAGAGCCCTGGTGGCGGCCGCTCCACGGGCACCCGCGGTTCGAGGCTTTGTTGTCAAACGAAGACCTGTCCACGGAAAACCCCGGTAGAGGGCAGTCGCCCAGCGAGGAGGTTGTTGCTGCCTTGCGGCGGCAGCGGCGGTTGGAGGAGATCGTGGCGGAGCGAGCTGTCGTGGCTTTTGTCTAGGCTTCGGGAAGTACTGAGCGGGGCGGTTCCTTCGGGGCCGCCCCCGCTCGCATCTGGCCCCTCCATCTCCCAAGCATATACGCTCCTCCTCCCGCGCATGACTTGGTCTGGCGCTATATTTAGCTTGCACTAAAGCAGACGCGCCTGCTCTGGGAGCAGGCCACCGACCAACGAGAGCCCGCCAAGTCGCGGGCTCTTCGCACATCGGGGAGCGATTAGGCGGGCCGGTTTCAGGGTGGGAAACGATGCGGTCAGAGCCAGGCAGGGAGGAGGCACCACAGATGGCAGAGCGAGAAACATGTGCCGGTGTTCGGGCAGACGCCAAACCGTGCGAGTCGCCGTTCGTCGGACAAGACGGCTACTGCGACGCGCACTCACCGACACGGGGAGGTCGTGATGAAATGCAGCGGCGGGGGCTGATGGGAGCGTTGGCCTCCCGCAAACCAGTCGGGCTCGATCCGGACGAAATAGAAGAACTGGAAACACACGCCGACGTCCGGCAGCGACTCGATCTGATTTGCCGGGCAGTCCTCACGGGCCGTCTTCGGGACGGTCAGGCGCAGGCAGCGATTCGGGCGTGCGAAGCTTGGATTCGGACTCGCGGCGAGGAAGTAACGATGGAGGTGGTCGGGGATCTCCGTCGTCAGGTGGAGGACCTGAAGGCGCAGCTCGGGAAGAAGCGGGCTCCGAAGATTGGAGCGTGGTCCGGATGACCGAATCAGCGGCGCAACGACCGGCGACCCATCGACCACCGCTGGTGAGATACCGGGGAGGTCACTCAACGGCGAGAGGCCGCCAGCTCGCGCTTCAGTCGGCGGGCTCTGCATACGAGGAGGAGCTCCAGTGACAGGGCTAGGCAATTTGGATTCGTGGCTCCGGAGAATGCGGGAGGACGTCGCGGGCCTCGAAGTCCCGCAGGATCTCGCCGAACGGTTCGGTCCTTACCGAGACGATCCGGTTGGCTTCGTCCGGCATGTCCTCGGTGTTCGCCCCGAGCCGTACCAAGAGGAGGTCCTGAGAGCGTGCGCCGAGGATCCACGAGTCGCGTGGAGAGCGGCACACGGTGTCGGGAAGACCGCGACGCTCGCATGGATTCTCCTTTGGTGGCTCTTGACTCGTCCGTTTGCCCGGGTGCTCGTGCTCGCGCCGGCTTTCGAGCGGCAAGTCGGTCGGTATCTGTTGCCGGAGGTTAAGAAATGGATTCGCAACGCACCTGAGGCACTCCCGGTGATCGTGCGAGCCAACAGCGTCGAGGTTGTCGGATTCGAGCGTGAGTGGTTCGCGCTCGGGGTTCAGGCGACGGACTCGACGATGGTCGAAGGCGGGCATGCGCCGAGCCTGGCCGTGCTGGCTGACGAGGCGAAGGGACTCGATGCCCAAGTCGTGGCGGCGCTGCACGGGACGCAAACCGACATCGGGCGCGACCGATTATACGTGCTCACGAGCGTACCGGGAGGACCATCGGGACCATTCTATGACACTTTCCGGAAGAGCTCCCGGCTATGGCGCTCATTTCATACCTCGGCAGCGGATTCTGGCCTCGTGTCGTCGCGCTGGATCGAGGAGAGGGAAGAGGAGTGGGGCCGAGGTTCACCACTCTTTATCAGCCGCGTCGAAGGAAACTTCCCGGAAGAGGACGACGGCACTCTGTTCCGACTCTCCGATCTTGAGGCCGCTGTCGAACGCGAGATGGAGCAAGACGATGAGCCTCCGCTCCGGTTCGGAGTTGATGTGGCACGCTTTGGTTCCGACAGCTCGGCCCTGGCCATTTGGAGAGGCCCGGAGCTTCTGCGCGTGGAGACCCGCCGGGCGCTCGACACCATGGAGACGGCAAGTTGGATCGCGGCGGAGATCAACAGGCAGAACCCTGCCCGCGTGGCGATCGACGAAATCGGGGTCGGCAGCGGCGTCGTCGACAGGCTCCGGCAGTTAGGGCACCGCGTCGAAGCCGTAAACGTCGGTGCCTCGGCTGAACGATCAGATCTGTTCGCCAACACAAGGAGTGAGATTTTCTGGCGCCTGCGCGAAGCTCTCGAAAAGCGTGAGGTCGTGCTGCCGAGAGACGATGACCTGCTCGCTGAGCTTACGGCGTTCCGATTCACCTACACGGCGAACGGCAAGATTGCGCTCGAACCGAAGGAGGAAACGAAAAAGCGAGTCGGACGATCGCCGGACCGAGCCGATGCGCTAGCGCTCGGGTTTACCACCGGCCCAATCCAGCATGAGCTACGGATTTGGGCCCCCGAGGATCTGGTGGAAGAGGTCGAGCCCCAGGGTCTCACCGTGCCGCCTGAGGGTTGGTTTCCGGCCGACGCATCGCGCTATATCGGCCGGTGGGACCCGGAGAAGCTGCAGTGATGGGCATCCCACGTACGCAGCTATTGGGTACCCCAGTTTAGGCTCTTGGCAGCTTAAGAAGCTACTTTAACCGCAGGTTGTCAAATGACTTAGCCGGCTCAGGGGATCTTGCGCCGAGCTGGCGAATGCCATATGGTTGCGCTCGTAAGCAAGCAAGCAACGAGGAGCACGCCCGAAGCGCCGGGGCGAGAAAACGGTGCCAAGGTGGTTGTGATAGTGCTTGCTTGCGTTGGACAGTCGGTAGTCGGACACAAAGAGGGCCAGATTGCTGCGCGTGGAGCGCGACAGTCTGGCTTTTTTGCATCCGGCTGCGGTGGTGGACCGCGATGAAGGCTGAGCAGTTGACGATCCGTTTAGAAGCTCCAGAGCGTCGGCAGATCGAGCACGCGGCGCGGCGGATGGGACTCGGCCTGACGGCGTTCGGTCGACAAGCGCTGCTCGAAAGAACGCGTGATGTGCTGTTGTTGGACGCGCGGCTAATGGCGGCGCGTGAAGTCGAATTCGGGATCGAGATCCCGAACGCTCGGAGGTGAACTATGAGACGACTTGAAGACATCGATGACGGCGGCGGGGCTCGGACCCGGCTCGTGGCCTGTTACGCGATTATCAACGACATGTGGTTCGACGCCGATGAGGAAGGGCGCGGCGTGGCGCTCGAGTATCTCGATGGAGCTAAAGCGGCTGTCTTAACTGCCATCGAGAAAATCGATCTGGCGGCGGGCGGGCGTCGAGACTGAGGGATTATAGGCAGGAAACGGGATTCGTAGTTGGGAGGCTCCGGCGTCATTGGACGCTCGTAGAAGACCCCATCACCCAATCTCTCCCTCTGAATATGAATGCATGTCACGCCGAGTGGTGGGCGGCGTTGGACATTCGTGTGTCAACAATTCGTCGGCGAACGTGAAAGTCCTGAAACACTTCGAAACGTACGACGAAGCCGCTGAACGGCTATTCGATCGATGGGACTGGCAAATCTACGCCACAGCCACCACACGATATCCCGTCAGCCGTCAGCGATTTCAGCGAGACGTCCGAGAGTTCGTCTCACGCTTCGGTGAGGACGCTTTCTGCTATGCGGCGTTCGAGAGAGGAAAAGCCGGCGGACGGATTCACGGCCACATGCTCATCGGAGGCCTCAACGCGTTTGCCAGAAAGAGAGGATACGATCTCTGGAGGTTGAATCGGGGACGACCAGCTCCAGGTCACGGCGACATCAAGTGGGAACGATACCGCCGACACGGAGGAGCCGCGCCGTATGTGATGAAAGATGCGCAGACCGAGCCAGAGACAGGGGAGTTCATTGGCACTCCGCGTCGGCGCTGTCCGAGAAAGCGAGGCCGCAGGGGCAGAGGAAAGGGGAGCCGAAGCTAGATGCCGGGATGAAACGCGACATCGGGAAACTGCACGGAATAGTCAATCGCATGCCGACCGACGTGCTCCTCGCTTTCTGGGCCATCAGTGACCGCGCGGTGTCGTCCCGCTTATCACGCTTTTTCGATGATCCGGACAAGCTGCGCCGTGAGGTGGGAGGCTGGGACGATGTGGCGCTCAAAACCGTCACTGAAGTCCTCGAGACTTCGATCGCCCAGCACCGTTGGGAGCCCGAACTAGAAGCTGCGGCAGAGCTGGAGCGCGTGCTCCTGGCAGAGCTGCTGACGAGAGATGTGGAGGTTGGAAATGCGAATTAAAGCGTTCACGGCTGACCAGGTTGTTAGAGAAGGGGAGGAGAGGACCCTCACAGCCACGATCTCAACCGGTGACCTCGATCGCGAGAACGACCGGATCAATCCCCATGGCTTCGACTTCTCAGGTTTCATACAAAATCCGGTAGTCCTCTTCGCGCATCGCTACGACATCCCGCCTGTCGCCAAGGCACTTGAGATCGGTGTGTCGGGGGATCAGGTGTGGAGTGAGATGGAGTTCGCCACTAAGGATGATTTCGAACTAGCCGACACCGTTTATCGGCTTTACTGCGGCGGCTACATGAGGGCGTTTTCGATCGGATTCGTTCCGATGGAAACCGAAAGAAACGCCGAGGGAGGATTCGACTTCGCAAGCCAGGAATTGCTCGAGTTTAGCGCCGTGCCCGTCCCAGCGAACCCGCACGCGCTTGTTGCAGCAAAAGCTGCGGGGATCGACGTGAGCCCAGTAAGGGAGTGGGCCGAAATGGTACTCGACTCATGTGGCGGGGAAGAGGCGAGCTATTGGCTGCCGAGGAAGACGCTGGAAGACACTTACAGGTCTTCTTCCGCGCGCAGTTCGTTCCCCTCGTCAGGATGGCGATCCGAGCCGGATCTGCTCGATAGCTTCGAGTGGTTAAGCGCCTCGGAGAGGAAAGCTCTGTTGTGGCGTGCGCTGAGAGTGCCCGTTTTTGACGAAGCAGCGAAGGTGTACGCGGCGAAGACGGGACGCTTGCCATGAAAAGCACAGTCGATTTGATGGCGCTGAAGACTCTCACCGATCACCCACGCGTCGTGGCGGCGGACGAGCGGCTGGCGGCACTCGGACGTCAGAAGGCTGATGCGGAGGCCGATCTGCGAGACGCGCGGAAACGGCTTGAGATGGAAGAGGCTAACGTAGCCCAAAGCCTCGAACGTGGGTCGAGGATTGGGGCGGATGTTGCGAAGAAGCTTGACGAGCTGCGAGCGAGGATTGAGCAGAAGGCGCAGGTGTGCCGGGTGTTCGACAAGGCGGTCCAACGTGAGAGCCGGGCGGGAGACGCGTTGCTGGAGGAGGTGCAGGTGAGGTACTGGGTGAGCTGGAAGAACAGCAGAGAAGCGCGATCGTGGACCTTGATGGGACACTATCAGCGGCGGCAGCGGCAAACGAGGTGGTACTGCGCGTTCAAGACGCGGCGTCCCGTCTCGGAAGGCGGACTTTCGGGTCCGGGACTTCGAACTCGGCTGGCATCGGAACTGGCAGCGGCGAAATGGTTCTCGCCGTCAATCCACTCCCCGATCTCGCTTGGCGCGAGCTGAGCCTCCGGACCAGTCCCTCCCAGTCTGAGACCAGGCTCCTGTATTGGCGTGAGTTCGCGAGCAAGGCGCTCGGGATCAAGCTCGACGGAAAGGCGCGGAAGTAGGAGATGACTGGCCCTCCCGTTTTGCTCGCTCAGAATTGGCGACGCAGAGCGGAAGTGCTGAGGGAGTATGGTGACGCGCGCGGAGCGCTAATCTGCGAACTCCATGCCGACGAGCTGGAGAGCGAGTGGCGAGAGTATCAGCTCGAACCCTTAACAGTGCAGCAGGCCAGCGAGCTGTCCGGCTATTCGGCGAGCCATCTGTACCACGCTGTCCAAGACGGAAGTCTCCCCAACGCAGGCCAGAAAAGCCGGCCTCGTATCCGTCGCTGCGACGTGCCTCGACGGCCCGGCAAACGTTCTCCGGACCTGATGCCGTCGGAGCGCACAGCTCTTCTAGCCGATCTAGAACGGACATCACCTAACGACTCATAAGGCGCTCTTGCGATTGTAGTTGGAGATCACATATGCTTTAGTTGAAATCGCTAAGCGCTGACCGTGCAAGGAGTTGAAAGTGGGTCGCAAGCGTGCTGGACGAGCAGGCCGGAGATGGTCGTACTCAGCAGGCTCTCGCGGTTGTCGCATCCGTGTCTATGAGGAACAACCTGGCGGGACCATCTATCGAGCCATCTACGATCCGACCACGCGCGAAGAGATCCGAAAGTCGCTCGGGCATCGCGATCGCCAGGCGGCGATGCGATATGCCGATGAGACGGTCGCTCGCATGCGGCGCGGCCTAGATGAGATGAGTGGTGCCGTGCCTACGCTGTGGCGGGCCCTACACTATTACTATCGCTTTCACACGCCGACGAAGCGGCCTGAGCAGCGAAAAGAGGATTACCGGCAGGGTACGTTCTGGCTTCGGACACTCGGCCCGAACTTCGACCTGCGGCGGTTGGGTCGCCGCGAGTGGGAAAACGCCGAAAGGAATCGCAAGTCGGGAGCGACTAACGCGACCGGTGAAGCTGTAAACGACCCGAACAAGAGAAGAGAAGTAGGCTGGCGGTCCGTGGAACGGACGTTGGGGTCCTTACATTCGCTCTGCCGCTGGGCGGTCGGGTTCAGAGACGACGACGGAAACTTCCTCCTCGAGTTCGATCCGAGTCGCGGCCTCAAGCTTCCGCGCGAGCCGAATCCGAATCGCCCGGTCGCGTCGCACGACAGGGTCGATGCGATCCGACAGGTTTACCGCCAAGTGAAGATGCGCGTGCAGCGTGGGCTCAATCGGTTGTGGGTCGAGAGCTACTTGCCCGAGCTTTTTGAAATCGCCGTGGGCAGCGGACGGCGAATCAGCGCGGTCTGCGGACTTCGAGTCGAAGATTTGGATCTCGAGCGGGCGGCGACGTGTCCTCACGGCAGCATCACATGGGGAGCCGATCGCGACAAAATGAAAAAGGAATGGCGATGCCCCATCAGTGCTCAGGTTCGAGAGGCGCTCGAATCAGCGCTCCGGAAGCGAGCGGACCTGGGCACGATTGGTACAGGCTGGCTGTTCCCGTCGCCCGGAGATCCGAACCGTCCCGTGCGCTACGAAGAGGTTTCCGTTTGGCTGCGCCAGGCCGAAAAGCGCGCTAGCCTGGAGCCGCAGAGAGGCACTCTCTGGCATGCCTACAGGAGATTGTGGGCCTCGGCGCGAAAGGATTTGCCCGATGTGGACGTGGCCCAGGCTGGGGGTTGGAGTTCGCTTGAGGCGCTCAAGCAGGCGTACCAGCAGCCGGACGACGCGACTATGTTGAGGGTCGTGACCCACGGGGCCGAGTTGAGGGAGATCAAGTGATGTGCATAGTCGGCTCAGCTCACCGCTGGGGGGCCCGTCTGCTGCTGGTGAGCGCTCTGGCGTTAGTGGCGGCTGCGATTCGAGCTGATGCGGTGATCGCTCAGGGCCTGGATTGCCGAGCGGGGCCATCGGAGGACGCTGTTACGTACGATGGCACTAGGCCTGAGCTGTTAGAGGGTCGGTTTTTACTGACCCAGATCACGACCTCCTGGGACGACGAAGCGACTACAAACGAGTTTTCACTGCGTGTGACAACGCCGGAGGAGCGTGCAAATGCAAAGCGGACTGGGTTAGGCTATTTTCCACGCAACGTCACGCACGTCGGGAGGCTGTATGTGCCGGAAGAATACGGGCCGTGGCCCATCGAGGCGGACGGACCGATCATCTATCTGGGATGCCGGGACTGCATGGATGAAATGTCGCGCGACGTTCTCCGGATCGCGGCGGTAAACGAGCGCGGCATTTGGGGCCTTTGGAACAATTATCAAACCGGTATCGGGATCGTCGTGGACTCGCTCGGTCATCCGCTGCCTAATCCGGCAGGCTATTTCTGTGCGGAGCGGATTGCTGAGTAGCGCGCCTGCAGCGACAAGCGAAACCCGCAGAGAAACCCGCCCAGTCCCGGTTGAAGCTTTAGCCGAGCCACCCCTCCACGCTGCTGATCTCGTCCTCGTGAACCAGCCGGTTGGCGGGCTCGTTCTAGGCTGCGGGCTTCGCAGTGTAAACTGGCTACAGAGCGAACTCTCGCCGCTTGTGCTCAGATTAGCCGAGTCCATATGCTGGCCGGAGGATAGACTGAGGAGCACGCACCGCTCGGGGAGTGGCCTCCTGCAGTCTAATCGGGAGTTAAGGTGCGCTGGCAAGCCTCGTTCGGAGGTTCTGGGAGTGAGTCGACATCGCTCGTTGTGCATCGCCCTGGTCGCGGCACTGGCTGCTGGAGGATGTGAGTCGGAGAGGCCTGATCCGCTCGTGGGCACGTGGCTGCTGAAATCGGTCTCCGCTCGCACTGCCGACGGAACGATCGACGCCGCACCATATGGGGAAACGCCGACCGGATACCTGACCTACACACCGGATGGCTACATGCAGGTCATCCTCTCGTTTTCGCAGCGAGCTCTTCTGAGCTCTGACTGGCGCGCCTCACCGATGGAAGAGCGTGCGGCCGCATTCGCTACGTCGTTGTCATATGCGGGCCGATACACCGCAGTCGGTGACCGAGTCACTCACCATGTGGACGTGTCGAGTGATCCAAACCGAGTCGGGACGAGTATCGAGCGCTCCGTCTCGATCGACGGCGAGCGATTGACGCTGACGACGCCGCCCACGCAAGTCGGAGGCGATGCCCGCGAGTTCTCGTTGACGTGGATCCGAGCCTCGAGTCCTGGTGATGCGGGGAGCGCACCCTAACAAGGAATTGCAGCTGACCGCGCATCCGTAGCGGGCAGCGCGCTGCGCTCGCTGCCGGACGCGAGGGTGCGGCAGCAGGATTCCGATCCGTTGAGCGCCAAGGAGAAACCCGCCCAGAAACCCGCCCACCTGACTGAGCAGCGTCGGCAGGCGGACCTTCTAGGTAGCTGCTAGGTTATAGGTTAGTCCCATTGGCCGGGGTGGCGGAACTGGCAGACGCGCCGGACTCAAAATCCGGTGGGAGCAATCCCTTGAGGGTTCGAGTCCCTCCTCCGGCATCGCTGTAACGCTAGACAGGGCAGGGAAGTAGGGAGATACGCGAAGGGGGCCTCTCGGCCCCCTTCTTCGTCAACGTGACACATAACGTGACACATAATCAGCCGCCGGCCCCCTCGAGCGGGACTACCTGACGCTCGGCGGGCTCCTTCCGATCGCCGAGGAACGCCGCGTACTGCTCCCCGGCGGAGCGGATCATCTTCTCGTCCACGATGGCGTAGCGATCGAACACCGATCTCGTCTTCCAGCCGCCCAGCTTCATCGCCACGGTCTCTGATAGGCCGCTCCGCACCATGTTCCGTGCGGCGGATCGGCGCAGGTCGTGGAAGATGAGTCCGGGGAGGCCGGCCCGCTTGGTGGCCTCCTGCCACGCGCCGCGGAAGTCTTTGATCGGCTCCCCGGTCCCGTAGTCGAAGAAGAGCGCGTCCACGATGCGGCCGGTGTGTCGTTCCGTCTCACGCTTCTGCTCCTCCTGGGAGGTGATCGCGGTGAGCAGGGGGCCGGCCAGGGGGAACTCGCGTCCCTCTCGATTCTTCGTCTCGCCCGGCTCGAGCCTCAGCGTTCCGCTCACGATGTGGCCGTCGTCGCCCTGCTGGAGCTCCACGTGATGCCAACGGCGCGAAAGCAGCTCTGCCTTCCGCCACCCGGTATAGAAACCGGCGTCGAGCAGCGGGCGTAGCCGCGGCGGGAGCTCGGCCCGGAGCGTCCGGTGCTCCGAATCGGATAGGAAGCCCTTTCGGACGTTGTCTTCGGTGAGCATCTCGATCGCTGGGGCCTCTGATATGATGCCGTCGGCGTGCGCGATCCGAAGCGCCTTCTTCAGCGCGGCCAGCTCCCGGTTAATGGTTGCGGGGGCGGCCCTCTCCTCAAGGCGGAGGTCGGTGTAGCGGCGAATCTTCGCCGTCGTGATTTCCTTCGCCCTGAGTCTGCCGAGATGCCGCTCGAGGTGCTTAAGCGCGAGCTCCACGCGGTCGAGAGATCGCCGGCGGTTGCGCCTGTAGTGGCCCTTGAGTCCAGCGGCGAGATCGGCGAACGTGGCGTGGCCTGGACGCCGCAGGATGCCCTTGTCGGCCTTCTGAAGCTGATCCCGCACGTACTTGAGCGCCTTCTCCCGTTCGGTCTCTCCGGTGGACTCTCGAATCCGCTTCTTCTCAACGCTGTACGTGCACCAGAAGTACGGCGAATCCCCCCGCGTGTAGACGGCGCCGAGTCCTTTCTGGTTACTCATCAGCCACCTCCTTGCGTAGACCGGGGATGATGCTGGCGGCCTGGACGGCCTCGTTGATAAGCCCCTCGCGGTTGTCTTCTTCAAACTGGGATAGGATGTCATCGATCGGTCGGCCCTGACGTTCGGGTGGTATCGCTAGCGAGAAGGCGTGCAGCATCGCTCGGAACGCCTCGTGGGCTCCCTCGCTATCTGGGTCTGGGTCGGTCTTAGGGTCGGTGCCTCGGTGGAAAAGGAGTACGGGATAGGCGGCCAGGCCTACTAGGAGGGACTCCACTTCGCCGTAGACCGCAGGGAGCTCGCCCTCGGCGAGTTGTTCCTGGGAGTCTTTCGCTTCCGAGAGTCCGGTTGGCGCGGCCAGGAGAAGACGTATCACGCAATCAACTAGCAGGCCCGACACGGCCACGCTGTAGACTCCAGTGAGAAGCCCGAACTGATCCACTGACTCACGGAACGCCTGAGTAGCCTCCTCAGCCTCAGTCATAAAGCCTTCACCGAACAGCAGCCAGTCGCGCTGCACTCCCACCACGCCAGCGGCTTCCGCCAAGAAGTCGATGGAGGGCGCGGTGCGTGCATTCATGTAATTGTACGTCGATGTCAGGTTCGCGCCGCGCACGTCACGCTCGCGTAGGGCGTTCACCAAGTCCTTGACCGGACCCCACTCCTCAACGGCTTGGGCTAGTCTCTCGCAGCGCTGACGATCGCCTTCATCCACACTTGGCCTCCTGTCGGTTTTCCAAAGTTGCCCGGAATCGGGATCGGCCTTACACTTAATATACCGCGAGTGCACAATCGGATTCAGTGAATGAGGAAACTTCGCGGGCGGAGCGGGGTTTCGCAAGGGGTGGCCGATGTATACCGAAGAACGGAGTAGAGAATGAGATCACGACCCGTCATCATTACGACGCGCGCCACGGATCGCGAGCGCACTGTGCTCGAGGCGGCGGCGAAGCTGGAGCAAGCGAGCCTCGCAGAGACCGTGCGGCGGTACGCGGTCGCTGCGGCGGTCGAGACGCTGCGCACCGTCGAGTCCGAGGACGACGGCGCGGAAGAGTGAAACAACAGGGACCACTAACCGAAGACACGATCCGCCCCTCAAGGGATTGCTCCCAAGACACGATCCGCGCCACCTACTGGACAAGAGAACCAGAGGAGCCCTTTGGGCGGTCGAGGGTCGCGTCTACGACTACAGCCGGACTCCCCGCCCAACTGGACACGCTCGCCGAGAGAATCAACGCCGAGCACGAGGCGTGCGAGGCAGCAGCTCGCAGCGCGATCGAGCACGCGATCGAGGCGGGCCGTCTGCTCACTGAGGCGAAGAAGAAGGTCGCTCACGGTACGTGGCTCATGTGGATCGCGGCCAACTGCTCGTGCTCCGAACGTACCGCGCAGGTCTACATGCGGATCTACCGGCACCGCGACAAGCTCGGCTCAGATACGCAGCGCGTTGCGGATTTGAGCGTGCGGCAAGCTCTCACCGACATCTCCAACCAGTACATCGCGCAGCGCGTCGCCGAGTCGCGGGACAAGCGTAAGAGACAGTGGGAGCTCCAGCACGAGGATCGCGCGGTCGCTGAGACGCTCGGCGTGATCATTGAAAGCCGGCAGGCCCTACACCGAGTCAGGTCTGAGCCGGTCCTCCTGAGCAAGTTCTCACCTGAGGCAGCACGGTTCGCCGGCCGATGGTGCGAGTTGCTTGTGGAGGAGGCCGAAGAGTTCGCGCTCGCCGTCGATCGTGCGACGCACGACCGCACCGAGACCCTCGAGCAGTGGAAAGACACGGCCCGCAACCGTTCCGTATTCAAGGCCGAGGCCAACCGTGTGGAGAAGGGTCTCGCGACGCTCTGGGGGTGCGCCAGGGGACTCGGCCTCGTTGTTCGGTTCGAGCGAGCGATCAGGGCCAAACCGGAGCGGGTCGAGGGCTGGATCGAAGAGCTCGCGGACGCTGAGAAGAAGATCAGGGCAGCGCGGTGGAGCCTCAGGGCACTGGCGGAGCAGATGAACGCCTCGACCACCTCTGATGAGACAAACGGCTCCGACCAGTGACCCTTCGCGACGTTCTCGAGACCTTACCCGACGAGGCGACACTCCCTGTTTCCTTCGTGCGCCGCTTGCTGGCCGAAGGGATGTCTCCGGAGACCACCCAGGACAGGCCGACGATGCTTTCCGTCAGGGAAACCGCGGCCCGGATCGGCATGTCGCAAGGGTGGGTCTACGACAACGCAGAAGAGCTTGGATGCGTCCGCTACGGTAGGTCTGTTCGGTTTCCGGTGGCGGCCGTCGAGCAGTATCAGGAGCGGGACCGATGAGGCTGCGCAGCGACGCCGAGAAGGTGCTGGCCGAGGCGCTTCGAGGTGGCGACCGATGAGCCGCAAGCGGCAGACGCTGACCGACATATTTACCGTCGCCCGCGACCCGAGCCTAAGTCCTGGCGCCAAGGGGTTGTGGCTCGTCTATCGTTCCTACGATGGACGGGACAAAGGCGCGCATCCTGGTGACGAGCTCGTCGCGTCTCACCTGGACTGCTCCCCGCGTACCGTCCAAAGATGGCGGGCCGAGCTCATCGAGTCGGGCCATCTGCGGCAGCAACTCGACGGCCCGAAGACGGCTCGATACTTCGCGGTCCTGCCCGACAGTGACGACACAGGTGGCGAAGCTTTGCCCGAGGAAGATACGACACAGGTGGCGAAACAAGGACCGAAAAGAGACGACACGAGTGGCGACGCTTTCGGTGATGATACGACAGAAGCTTCGCCATCAGGTACGCCATCCCCGTCACCCCATAGTACGCTTAGTACGCTAAGTACTTCGGATACTCCCTCGCTACGCTCGGAAGTATCCGCCGGACGTGACCGCCCGGCGCGAGGCGTTTCACTCGAAAAAGAGACGGCGACTGACAAGCCCAACCGCTGCGCCGAGTGCGGAGGGCTGAAGGCTGCGCCGCGCCTGAGTCTCTGCACCGCCTGCCGCCAACGCGGGGCCGGGCTCCGGGAGGTGGCTTTTCGGGGGAGAGCCCCTCGGACACGCCCGCCCGACCCGCAACGAACACACACTCCCGCCGAGAAGGGACTCGCCGCCGTCTGCCCGACCTGTGGCGGCGGTATGTCGGCCGATGCGGAGCGATGCGGGACGTGCCGCTCCGTCCCGGCTGAGTTGGGGCTGACGTGAGGCCAACGCTTCTCGACCTGTGGGGGCGAGCTTGGGACGCGGCCCACGGCCTCGACGCCCTACGGGGCGACAGTGCGGCCACCATGTTCGCGGCTGAGGAGCTCCGACGCCTCGGCTCCGATCTGAGCACGGCGCCCGCCGTAGCCGCGTTGGCCGAGCGGCTCGAGGCGAGACTCAGCCACCGGCCGGTGGCACCAGAAAGCAAAGGAGAAGAAAAGGGATGAAGACGAGGAAACCCGAAAAGGTGCTCGTGCCCGTGCTTGTGGACACGATCAGGCTGGACAACGGGGAGCTGGTCGAAGTCTTCGCGCTGCGGTCGGCCGACCCAGACGAGTTCGTGGTGCCGGCGAAGGATTCCGATGGTGAGCTGCCGGAACTGCCGTTCTAGCCGCCGGGACCGAGGGGCTGTGAAGGCCCACCGAGGGGGATGCGTCGCCCGGGAGCTCCAAGCTGGCGAGCGGGACCGATGAGTCCGCCGTACCTGCCGTTAAGACCGTGCAAGGCTCCCCACTGTCCGAACGTCGTTCACGCCGGCTTCTGCGATGCCCACCAGGAGCACCGCGCCTCGTCGGCGTCCTACGGCCATACGTGGCGGAAGGTGAGGGTCGGATACCTCCGCTCCGTGGGCTGGCGGTGTCAGCGATGTGGGCATCGCCCGGTGAAGGGACTCCACGTTCATCATATCCGGTCACTCGAGAGCGGCGGTGCTCGCTTCGACTGGGCGAACCTCGAGGCCCTCTGTCCGTCATGCCACAACAAGAGCCATCCGGAGAAGGGCTGGCGATGAGGGGGGGTGCTTTGGTGGGGCTGAGTGGGGAATGGAAACTAATTCGCGAATGTTTTCGGCCCCCCTGTCTTTGTTGAGCGGGCCGCTGTCTCGCAGATGCGCGACGGCCGAAACAATTGAAACTAGAAAAAGTGGGGACCAGTGGGGAATGGAAACTTTCAGCCGAAATCGGGGGCGGTTTGATCGCGAAAGACAAGCCGCGCCCCGCGTTGGAGCCGGTGAAGCTCCCGCGCGCGCCGGCCGGCCTTAGCTCCGAGGCGCGCCGAATGTGGCGGTCGATCGTCGGCGGCTGGGTGCTGGACGTGCCGGCGCTGGGCGTGTTGGAGGGCGCGTTGCGGTCCTGGGACTTATTCAAAGCCGCATCCAAGGAGCTCGAGGAGGACGGCCCGACGGTCGTGAACCCCGCGACCGGCCTGAAGCGGTCGCACCCCGCCGCGAAGGTCGCGAAGGACAGCTTCGCCGCCTACCGCGCCGCCCTCGCGCAGCTCGCCTTGGACCCGGACGCGGCACCATGAAGAAGCGCCCCCGCCGGCTCGACACGACAGCCAACGAATCACCGACCTGCGACGACCTGACGCGCGAGCAGAAGTCCGAGCTCGTGCACGGTCCCCGGATCTGGGCCGACTTCGACGCCTTCGACAGCGACGAACACCGGCGCCGCGAATGGCTCCGACATCGCACCGCCATCCTCCACCGCACGAAGGGCGGCGTCTGGGGCGGACCCTACACCGACCGGGACCGGCGGCCGTGGGCGTGGTGGCGCTACGAATACCTCGGCGACGGCCCGCCGGCCGAGTTCGACGAAGAGCGGTATCCGTGGCCGTGGCGAGAAGAGGGCGTCGAGCTCCACAAGCTCGGGGGCGAGCTGTCGCCTCGGGCAGAGTTGCTCAATTGGCAGCGTGCGGAGGAACGGTGGAGCGGTGCGCTGGAGAGCCTCAAGCGGCGGCCGGCGTGGTGGGCGAGTAAGGGCAAGCCTTCGGAGAACACGGCCGAGGAAAAGCAGGAGATCGCGCACCTAGAGCGCGTCCTAGCGAACGTCGAACGCGGCATAAGGTCCGCCAAGGCGCGGCAACGGGACTGAATGTCCGACTCAGGCGTCGATCTCGGAGCCGCCTTTGCCGTGCTCGAGCCGGGAGAGCGCGCGGCTTTGCGTTCGCTCTCGAGCTCGCTCGGCCTGGACGGCTGGTCCGACTGCCCCCCTCTGCGCCGCGTCGTGGTCGCGGTTGCCGTGCAGCGGCTCGCCGCAGATGTGCACGGCGGCCTCTCTGCGCTCGGACGGCTGAGGGAGGCGCTTTGGGCGCTAGGGGCCGGCCACGACGGGGCAAGGAAGGCCAGGGCCATCGCCAAGGCGCTCCGACGCTGGCAAGGCGAGCGGGACAAAATGTCCCGCCGAGGTGCGGCGTAGGTTCTAGGGCATGCAACGCAAACAGATCAGAACCGGATTTCAGATCAAGCAGGCCGATCAGGGCGAGGTGATCGCGCGTATCGCCACGCTCAATACGAAGGATTTAGACGCAGACTTAATTCTGCCCGGCGCGTTCGGCGAGCAGGCAGTACAGGTTTCGGCCTTTGGCCATCAGTCATGGCATGGCGAGCTGCCTGTCGGCACCGGGAGGGTTTTCGAGCGCGGAAAAGAGGCACTCGCGGAGCTCAAGTTCTTCATGAGCACGACGGGCGGCAAAGACACGTTCGAGACAATCCGCGGACTTGGTGAGCTTAGCGAGTGGAGCTTCGGTTTCTCCGTGCGGCGCTCAGCCGAGCCAGACGAAGCGCAGCGGGCGCTCGGCGTTAAGCGCGTCTTGAGGGAGCTCAAGGTTCACGAAGTCTCGCCGGTACTGAAAGGCGCAGGGATTCAGACGCAGACACTCTCCGTGAAGTGCGATCAGTGCGGCGTCGACGAAGCGTCGACGGTTGGCCGTGGCGAGCTGGAGCGGGCCGAGATGGCGCTCAGGGGGCCCGGGACTGCGAAGGCACGGGATCTCGCGTCGTTCGCAGCTTACGCCGGCCACGTCTTGACCGGCCTTCCCAACCGCATCCTCGAGCCGACCATCAAGTTCTACGCGCGCAGCGATAGACCGGCCTCCAACGGCTACGTGGTCCCCGGCATCCCGGTCATCAATGTCGCGGCCGACCTGGCCGGCGAGCAGCTCGTGAAAACCATTCTGCACGAATCGAAACACCTCGCCCAGCGCGATCCGTCCGCTTGGAAGGAGGGAGCGGAGGCCGCGGCCGAGGCGTTTGCTGATCGTTGGAGCGGTGCGGTGTGGGCAGCCTACCGCCAGACGGATGGGCAGGCGCACAGAGTCCGCGTTAGCAGTGCCCGCCGCCGCCCGTTTCCCGGCGCCCACCGGAACGGCGATGTCATCTTACAGCGTCATGCCGGGCGGGCGTGGGCGCTTAACCGTCGAAACATTGGAGAACCTTGGATGCCGATAGGAGCATGAACGAGACAATCACCGTTACGGCGCTAGACCGCTCTGAAGAGTTCGAGGACGTTGAGCATCTAGCGAGCCACGTCGGGGAAGTGCTGGAGCACCGAGGCGGGATACTCGACCCCATGGAGATCGCCTGCATCGCAGAGCTGGCGCAGCGGAACGGCGCCTCTCGGCCCGATGTTGAGCGCATCGCGCGGCAGACGCGCTTCTTCGAGCCTACGAGGGCAAAGGGTCCGACGCCGTTGGATGATCGGGTGCGCGACGCGCAGGAGAAGGCGGAGGAAGCCGAGGCGGCTCTCGCCGAGGCCAACGAGGCGTGGCGCGCTGAGGCGCGGGAGGCTGATCTCGAGTATCGGCAACGCATCCGCAAGGCGTCCGAGAACCCTGCGAGGCTGATCGGGGCCGACCGCTGGGCCGAGGGCCGGCAGGCTCAGGTCCGAGCCCTCGAGGCCGAGTTCCGCGCCGCTGACGACGCCCGCCGGCGTGCCAGGGCCCGGGCCAACGCGCTCGAGTTAACGCGCGATCGATGGCGCTATGACGAAGCCGTCCGGCTGTCGGTACCCGGCAGGGCCGAGGCGGTCACGTTGGCTGAGTTCGCCGCGTATCGCGAGCGGGAAGGCAGATAGGAACAGGGTCCCCGGGTTCCGTCGACCGCGAGGCGACGGGCGGCGTCCCCATGGCCGGCACTCCTGGGCCCGGGACCCCAATTCCTCCCCCCTTTGGGGGGGTGTCCAGGCACCCAGCGGGGGCCTAGAACGAAGTGGCTGCAACAAAGTGACGGTCCCGTTTTAGGTTTGACCTGGCCCCCCCAGAGTGTGGAGGGGCCAGATGCAGGCAGGGGGCGGGAAGTTAGACACGCACCGGGTTTTGTATTTCCTAATCTCGCCCTCGTAGAGCCGCAAACCATCGCTGTGGGTGTAACGCAGCCACACCGTTGCGGCTCCGCTACCCTTGCACCGCCCGCCTCATAACCCTTTATTTGTGGGTCTTTGTCGCACTATTCCGCAGTAGACAGGAAAGTAAGACTCATGACCTCACGCCACTCGCCCATTCGACACTCCTTCACTCGACGACTCTACCGCCGGTTCATCGCGTCCCTAGTATCGGACGAGCGTGGCGCCACGGCAGCCTTCGTGGCGGTCGGCATGATCATGCTGCTGGCCATGGTGGCCCTCGCCGTGGACTTGGGCCTGCTTCTGGGGGCACGGACCGATTCGCAGCGTGTGGCCGATGCCGCGGCTCTCGCCGGTGCGGCCTCCTTCATCACGCTTCCCGACGACGCCGACCGTCCGAGGCAGTGGGCGATCGAGTACGCCGCGAAGAATACAGTCCTCGGTACGCCCTCGACGGTGCTCCCCGAGGATGTGGATGTCCTGATGGCCGAACAGAAGGTCCGGGTGCGTGTCCGGAATATCACGGAACGCGGCAACGCAATCCGAACCATCTTCGCACGCGTCCTCGGGTGGGACGAGGTAAACGTCGGTACGGTGGCTGCAGCGGAAGCCTCCACGGCCAAGAAGACCGGTGCGTGCCCGATTCCGCTTGCGCTACCGGACCGGTGGCTCGAAGGCGACGGTGATGCGCTGTTTACCGGCACGCCTAGTCCCGACATGTATGTGCCATTCGAGCCGAGTACCTTCGTCCAAGGTGTCACCGAGCAGATGGCGGCCTACGGCTGGCCGGGCGACTTCACCGGCTACTACGAGGGAAACAGCGGAGATGTCATCGAAATCAAGACGGCATCCAACAAGGTAGGCGAGGGCGAGGAGGCAAGCCCTTGTGTGGCGACCGAGAGTTGGCGGTGCTGGTTTCAGCCGCTTGCGACGAACGGGGAGGAATTGCCAGATGGGACCGGCGGGAACCAGATGCTGTGGCCGTGGATAGGCGGATGCCCGAACGGTGAAGAGGCGCCCATAGAGATTGGGGACTGGGTGTACGAGTCGTCCGCGGGCGGTAACAAGCAAAGTTTACTTCACGATGGCGCTGGCCGGCCCGCTGGAGAGTTCAATTTCGAAGAGGTGATGAACTTCGAGCCGGATCTCGAGTGGAACGGAACCTGTGTCGTGAACCAGCTCGACCCGGAGGCGATCTGCGTCGAAAGCGGTTATCGGGTGCGAACAATGCCCGTGATCGATCCAACGACCATTGAGGAATCCGGTGCCAACCTGCGGGCGCAAGTCAGCGGTCTGGTATGCGTGTTTCTGGAGCAGATAGGACTGGAGCCTCCTCCCCCCAACGGTGAAGGGACCTTAATAACGCCGGACAAGGCCAAGAAGGGGAACTGGAACCTTTACATGCGGATCATCCCCTGCGGTGGACAGGAGGCCGGCGAAGGCGAAGGGGCGATCGTCAAGGTGCTGCGCCTCGTGGAGTAATAAGGCCGAAGAAGAAACCAAGAACCCCATCCAGAGCAGAACGGGGCGGTTCCTTCGGGGCCGCCCCTTTTTCTCTCCCTGATCTCGCGTAGCTGGTCCTCGGTACCATCTTGTTTCGCCAGCCGGTCGAGCAGGCCACGGCCGAAGATCTCGTCGATGAGCTGCACGGAGGCGAGCTCGCGCCGCGCGGGTCCGGGTGCTCGAGGTCGTAAGGGTCGAACATGCCGGAAGAAATAACCAGCGGCGTCAACCGAGTATCAAGTCAGTGTGACCGTGTGTGACACAAAGCTCGGACAACAGGGGAAAACACGGGAAGCGGTGAGGGAGGGGGACTACCAGAAAACCCGCGTGGTTACTAGCTTCTCGCGGAGAGCGCGGAAACTACGGAAGCTCTGTTTCGGACTCAAAATCCGGTGGGAGCAATCCCTTGAGGGTTCGAGTCCCTCCTCCGGCATACACTTACGGGATCGGGCTTAACGGCTCGATCCCGTAAGTGTGTCCATTCTGACGAGGCTACCCCCGCCATACGCAACTGTACGGGCCTACGAGGACGAGATCAGGAGCGTGGAGGGGCCAGATGCGCTGAGGGGCGGCCCGAAGGAACCGCTGGAGCGAAGAACAACATAGGGACAGCGTTCCGGGCGGTTCGAGACTAGTCCCCCCAACTTCCAGGAGGCATCGGTCTGCTATTAGGTACTACTGAGAGAGGCGAGTAAGCAGGTCAGCGATTACGAGATCGAACACTTGCTC